ACGCTCTTCCGATCTACTCGCATTACCCGCGACGGTGGCGGCACGCGGAAGGACCCGTTGCAAAAAGTGTATTTATGTGGCAATTCTAGCGCCTCTAACGCTTCTCGTCCGAATGCTTTTGTAACGCTTAAGGATAGTCTTACTCATTATTCGGTTGTAATGACCCGCAAACTTCTGAACTGCTATGCGTCTTCCCACCTCATAAAACTTATATCTTGGTTTGTAGGATGCTCGGTCACCGTAAGCCAAAGCGAATTGAAGTTGCCCACCCTTCGGCCTCTTAGCAATCATGAAAGGTTGGCCTCCTTTGTACATGGTAAAGAACTGCCCAGCTCTGCCTTCTCGTTTAGATATTTGACTGATGATTGTACGATAACGTCCGGCTGGTATGTTGCCAGCAGCATTTTTAAACGGGTTGTTATGTTTAGCTATTATCAAGCTTTGACTGAATGGCACCTTCAATGCTTGTTCATTCGGTTTCATTCTACGCTGACCACCAAACACATGATGGCTTACAATTTTATCAGGTGAATGGCTTTTAGCCCTACCAGACTCCGGGTTGTGAAATGTTCCAGCGTTATCAATGCTAGCTCTCAATCTCTTAGGAGCAAACGGTATTCCCCCCTTAGGTGACCTATTCTTACGCAGAATAGTCCCTTTACCTGTTGGATAGGCTCGCATCAGGGACCGCCTCATGTACGGCGTCTTAATGTCTAAAGCCCGATTGAACTCTTTGTTTTGTGCATCATGCAAATCGTCAACTGTATCACTTAAAGCGAATATAACGGTGCGTGACATATCCCTCGCGTTGTTCTCAAACGCTTTTTTTATGGCGCTAAGGTCTGGGGTGTCCGCTTCGAATAAAATCATTTGTCAGCCTCAAAGTGCGAACAATGATTATTGGGACCAACTACCGGATTAAAGAACATGGGGCGCTGTGTACCCTCTTCAACGTGCGTAAACACGGGAGGGTCTAGCTTACAATACCCATGCGTGTTTGTTGGTGCTTGCCAATACCAACGGCAGTTTTTACACGCATCGGCCATGAATTACCCCTTGCCATAAAATCTTATTGTATCGCTCTCTAAAGCCTCAAACAAATACCAGCAGCAATTATCCTTGCCAGTGTTCTTACTGCCTTCAATCCATTTGACCCGGCCTATTGTAACAATCTTTTTTAATCTACCCAAGTATGGTTTTGCCTGAAGTGTATAAGCCCAGTCGGAATCAAACAATAACCACGTCGGCTTTTGTCTGGCGAATACGTTAATCAATGTGTGTAGGATGTCCCGGTTCCAAGGTGGATTAGTAATTATCACATGCTCATTACGGGCTTGGTATCTCATGGCATCGGCTTTTCTTATCCATTTCTGCCGTGGCTCAATGTCAGCGGAATAGACGCACTTATGCCCGTGTTCTTCTAAGTTCTCAACCAGCCGACCATCCCCAGCGCAAGGCTCACTAAATGTAGTGTTTGGCTGTAGGTGACTTAAAAGCGGTATTATCGCCTTGTAGGGTGTAGGGTAATAATCTCTCTCTACTCTCTCGAAGTTTGACCTCTTACCCACACAACACCTTAGAAATACTCAATGAATGTGCTTGTACTTGTATCATAGGCAAGTTTTATCATTCCCTTATTGCCGGGCAACCCCATTCTAACTTTTGTGACTATTACTTGTGCAACATTATCAGGGACCCCATCTATTACGCCCCGGTGATATACTAAGCCATAATCTGCCTTGTTTGCCCAGTTAGCACTTCCGCTGATGTCATATAAGCCGGGCACCTTGCTTTTACCCTCTTGTGGTTTTGTCGGGTGAGCAACAATCCAAAAGGCAACATCGTATTGTTTAGCAAATCGTTTAATTGCTCTGATTGCCCGTCCAATATATTCTGTTTCTGTTTCATCCCGCCGGCGTTTATGCTCGAGCTCATTCCAAGGGTCTAGCACAATCATTTTAGCACCATGCCGAACGACTGCCACCCGGCAAAGGTTAAGGAACTCCTCAAGGTCCATCTCAGAGTCCTCTTCAACCGCCTGACTAATAATTGTTAGTTCATCATTTAAAACACCCTCAGCCGTCTTATATTTAGGATGTCTCGCGATTTCATGCGGTGGGCAATTCAATATAGAACTCATCAACCCATTCATCAGAATAGGCTTAACGTCAGTCTCAAAGCTGGCAATACAAACTGGGAAATGGTGGGTTAGGGCTCTAGCCATCAACACATTCATAAGCGTTGATTTGCCCATGTTTGCGTAACCCGTGAACACGGTTAAAGTTCCGGGAACAATTTGCATGAGCTCGTCTAGGCTGGCAATTCCCGTGTCATAACTGCGTACCTCTCCTTTTTCTGGGAAATCGTCTAGCCGATATAATCCTTTAACTGGGTAAGGTTTGGCCGTGGTTATACACTTTACGACTGCTTCCTGACCGTATTGTTGCAGTACCTCGTTTAAGTCTTTGCAGCCTTCGGGATATTCGCAAAAGCTGCAACGGTCCGCCCCCAACAGTGCTACCAAGTCAGCCCTCAAATGCTGCCCTGCTTCATCACCATCGGTTGCTAATATGAACTGCCTGACCCCAGCTAAAGCGTCAGCGTGTCTATCTACCCAGTCGTACCGCTTGGCTGTCTCCACATCAGCGGTAGCAGATGAAGGGGCTCCATTAGGAACGCTCACGGCGTAAGGATGCCCAGCTTGTATTACTGCCAGTGCGTCCCATTCCCCCTCACAAATTACTAGGGGTGCCTTACCTTCCTTTACCGCTACCTCTTTAAGTGAGTCGACGTTCCACAAAGCTAGCGGAGCGTCTGCGTCCATGCGGTGCCGCTTCTCTTTGGTCAGTCTGTATTTGTGATTTATTGCTTGGCCGTTTTCCAAGTAGGGAATTACTAGCCAGTTCCCCCCTGCTTCTTGTTTTGTTACCAGCCCTAGCGCTTCTGCTAATGCTGGGTCCAACCCTCTCGCCTTTATCCATTCCTTGTGTCTTTGGTGCAATCCCATTGTCAAAACCCCTTGCTCCGCAGTTATGGCAAAAACAAACCCAACCGCTTTTATCTGCTGTTACACTTAAACTTTTATCCTGCTTATTTCTTCTAGTCGGTCCACAACTAGGGCAAATGTGTTTGCCTGCCCGTCTTGGGAACTCAACTAACAAATCGGCCATGCCTCACCCCCTTTTGCTTTCTTATCACCCAGCCGCTCTTGATGTCGCTTATTCAACATTTGGCTAGTGCGATAAAACCAATTCTTAGGTTTAGCCTCATCCTGACCTTGCCACCAATTATCAATCGTCTGCAACTCCGCCTCTAAATCGCTTATCCCATGATAGCTCTTTTTCCACGTTTTAAAGTCTTTCTCATTCAATTGAATTGTGGAACCACTAAAAAAGTAATTGCTGCTTCCCTTCTCTTTATCTTTATCTTTATCTTTATCTTGGGCCGTAACTGTTACGTGACCGTTACGTAACGGTGACGCACGCACCTTCTTTTTCTTACGTTTCCGATACTCTCTCATCCGCTTTGCAGCGTCATCACTAACAAACTGTAGGTCATCCCAAGCTCTCGGATTTAAGCCCTCATCAAGTAATCCTACCTCACGTAATCGCCGGGATATTTCCTCAAGCTCTCTCGTATCTACACCAAGCTTCACTGAGACCTTACGCCGGGTCAGCTCATCGTCCTCTTCATCAAGTAGCCCCTCACATTTTAGGCAACATAGAGCGACAAAGTGCCAACGGTCCTCAAAGGCTAAAAGTCTCAGTTTATCATCGTCAATGATGCGGTGGTATAAGCGGAACCACGGCATTTTACTTGTCATCGTCTACAACCCCCATTCCGAAAAGGTCACCGCCATTCCAGTCAATCTCTAACTCTCCAAAAGGGTTGAGTATTATGTTTTTGTTTCTGGCTATCGTCCAAACGCAATAACCAACTGCAACCATACTTACCCCAACTATAATTGTCTTTTTCATCTTATATCCTAACTAACAGCTTGTGCCGCCCTATGCTTACGGACTCTTATCCTAGTCTTAATTCTTTCCCTCTCTTTGATAAGGGGAGCCTTTAACTCATCATATCTCCTAAGCTCCCCATCAATCTCAATTAGACGTTTCATATCGCTCATTTGCGTTTACTCCTTTCTGCAAACTCTTTGTCTATCTGCCAACAAAGAACGGCAACCCCAATGCACCATGCAATCCATACTTCCATTTTAACCTCCTTCTCTTTCATCTCTGATATTTATCATTCTGAGTACATTATCCTGACTATCGCTCTGAAAAACTCGGCCCTTTTCGAACTTTTCGATAGACGCAGTGGAAATGCCAGTTCTTTCGGAAAAAGATTGAACTGAATCTCCTAGTTCTTCTCGGATTGTGCGTATCTCATCAGGTGTCAAAAGTTTTCTTGCCTCGCATACTGCTATATGCCTTGCCTGTTCAGCACGCTCATCAGTCTCTTTGCATCCACATATTTTGCAATGGATTACAATAACGTCGACGTAAACATCTTGACCATCGACAAACAACTTTTGTTGCTCATGCAATTCTTCATAGTCCTGCGTGCCGCATTCGCAAATGGCTCCTTCGGGAAGGTCTTCTAAGCCCAAAAGCTCGTTCAATTCGTCCATCTTATCCTCCTATCCCACTGCGAACCCGCATCTTACTTATGTCATCCATAAAGCACGGCTGGGGCAGTTCTCTAAAGTCCTTTTTGCTATACCAAATAGCGTCATCTCTATTGTTAGTCTTTGGCTCGTACAAACACCAAGCCTCAAAGCCTGTGTCGTAATATAGGCAGAGCCCGGCTTGCTTTGCCCATCTTTTACCTAGATGTCCTAGCATACAAATTCCCCCCTATACTTTATTGGATTTGCCTCATACCAAGCGGCCAATTCTTCGGCCTCCTCCCTGCTATGGGCTCCGACATACCACATGCTCCGCATCAGGTGTTTTCCTGTACATATTAGCTTTGTATCTATAACCCTGTACGGCCAAAATGCTTTTGGTGTTTCTCTAACTTTATATCTCATATCATATCCTCCAAGTTGGTGGGGGCCGAAGGCCCCATTGTTCTTAGTATTTTGTCAAAGCCGAGAGGCAGTTATAGCGGCCTCGGCTATGCTTTTTCGTTGCAGCATTAAGAAGTCTCCAGCCTCCACGAGGGCCGATAAGAACATTTCTTAACTTTCCAATATGCGAGTCCTTGTCTCCTACTGTTAACTGAAAATAAGTGTATTTCCCTTTACTTTTGACTTCCAAAGATTTCACTTCCTGTTCAGGGCCGCCCAAGCGCATTTTACGCCTAATCAGCAATTCAACAAATCTGTCGATTTTCTTAGCGTGTTTTTCGCTGGCAGCTTTACCGTACACAAACTGCAAACCTTTAGAGGGGTTTGATTGTCTAACAAATGGGTTGCCACCTGATATTTCATCTCGCATTTTGTTTTCCTTTCCTTCCGAATCAATAACCCCTTGTAACGCTACTCATCGTTACTTGCAACCCCCTTGTGAAAATTATTTTTAACTGCCCTTTGCCTTCTGCCATTGCACGATATCGCCGGGACTATCACCCTCCGGCCACGGCTTCCATCGCCACTTGATGCTCTCGGTATTCCTGACCACCCAGCCGTTGCGTAACTTTATATCTACGTACTCGTGGGGTGGTTTGCGTCCTTTGTTATCTGGCATTTTTGCTTTTGTTAAAACACCTAGAACAAACTCCCCAGTAGTGCATATCTCCAAGGCTCTCTAGTTCTTCAGACTTATTTCTGTCGAGATAAACAGAAGAGCCACAAATAGGATGCCCCATTGAATGAGCGTGATATATTGACCCTCTGCGTAAACTTCTACGCCATCCCATAGCACCCTCTGGGACTGGAGGTATTTCTTTTAGATTAATTGCTCTCATTTCGTATCTCCGAGTAAGGTGGGGGCCGAAGCCCCCTATGTGTTAGTTCTTTACGGCAAACGTTCCAAACTTCTTCCTGCATTCAGGGCCGACTGGATGCCAATACATATCGCCGCCATCGTCAATATATTCGTCCTCATCCTCGGGATGAAGGATGTTATCGCCGCCATCTATAACGTGGACTGCATAGTGGTTGCCTCCCTTCATTTCCCTTCCGCAAACTGCGCAGGGGTTGTGTCCAGTCATATTGTCATCTGCCCAAATCATTTCCATTGTTCTCATATTATTTTCCTTTCCTCTTATTGGTGGGGGCCGAAGCCCCGTTAGTGTTATCCCCAAATCGCCTTAGCGCCTTCTTCAGTAAGTGACCAACCAGAGTCCCGCCCAGCTCCATGAAAGTTGAGTAAACCTTTTTTAATAAGCGAAGAAACAACACCAGAGAGCTGAGATTTTGTGATGTCTGTGTTATCTAGAATGTGTTCTGCAGCGCAGTCAGCCCAAAGCTCTATTCCTACAGCTTCAGTGCCCTCCGCGCCCTCCAAGAAGCAATCTGTCGAAATTGCGTTGAGAGCTTGCTGTTCAAAGTGAGTGATGTTCATTTTATTTTCCTTTCCTCTTGTTGATGATTCGTAAGTAACGCATTCTGCCGTTACGGTCAAGCGTATTAGAATATTTTCTCGAAATATGTTCTGAGCTCATGCCAGCCTTTACCTCTCGACCAATTCACGACCTCATCAACTGGCATATTCTTTATTAGCAATTGATACATGGCAATAAACTTTATGTCTGAGCCAAGCTTAGTCCTCTCCTTGTTATTCTCTGCAATCATACCTAAATAGACGCAGGTAAAAGCTATGTCACATTGTATGGAATGCGGAGCCACCTTGTCCGCAAAGGTTGTTATGCCATCCAATATAACCGGGTCTATTTCTTTGGTGGTTTTGCGGTACATCCTATAGAACAAGTCCCATAGTAAGCCGCTACCATGCCGTTCTGCTAGTTTACGTATGATGTAGAAATAATATTTGTCTGTGGGTGCATATCTGCTCCCATCGGGTTTATTTAGGTAAACGCACCAACCATCAAAATTGCCTTGGTCAAACTCAATCGTTGACCCGTCCGCAAAGGTCTTAATTAATCCACTGCCACTCACGAAATGCCGCCTCCACGTCCTCAACTGAGCGACAAATAACGTAAAGGTGACCCAGACCCTCCAAGGCGGCCTGACATTCCTTCTGTTTATCTGATTGCCTCCCGGTCGGAGTCTTTACCTCAATGTGCGCAACCCTGCCGTTGGTATGATATACGATTAAATCAGGGAAGCCTACTTTGAAGCCGTCCCTTTTTAGAGCAGCCATTTGAATTGCTCTCTGCCGGGCATTACCGCCCAATACAACCCCATTAGGTACATGGACGGCATAAAACCCCAGCACCTCTAAATAATCTTTAATTTGTCGCTGTATGACCGTTTCAGGTCTCACCTCTTTTTGACCTTATTATGGCCGCCCTGCAATTGCACCGCCTTTGCCAAAGTAGCACTTGCCTTTCTCATTTGTTCGTAATGTCTGCGGTCAACATCAAAAGCCCCAACGTGTTTGTTGTACGTATCATTTAAGGGCTTCTCTGCCCGATTTCTCCAAACCACTTTTCTTCTCTGCCTTTCGTCAATCCAAACCTGAATTACCTCTACAATGGGGGACCGTCCCTCAAAGCTATTCTTAGTCTTAATCCTTATATCTTGTGCGTCGTTCAAATATTGCGCCAAGTGTTTAGCGTAAGCGTAAGCCTCATTCGGGACGTGCCCTAGCATTGTAACCCCCTAAAATGGTATCTCGTCATCTAAGTCCCGGCTAGGTTGTGGTCTAGCTGGGGGTGCCATGTTACGAGCTCCGCCCTCTTTGTCTAGGGGCTCGCGCAACATTATTTTGAATTGTCCATCGGTTGAAGCTGGGATTGCGTCCAGCAACACCGCAAAGCCCTTCCCGTCCTTATTTGGGAATGCGACTCCAATTTTAGTAAAATAACTTTTGCCGTTGGACTCACGCACGGCTAGCGCATCTAATCTATTCATCATATTTTCTCCACATACTTAGCACATAGTGCCTCTATCTTTTCGTCTACTTGCGATAAAAACTCTTTAATCTCGTTTTCAACCTCCTTTGCTAATTCATCATCAAGTGTAACTCTTTGGACGTGTAATTGCATTTGCGGCGGCAACCTTGGGTCAAAGCTCACAAAGTCGCACCACTGCCGCTGTGTGCATATCATTTGCCAGTGCATTTGAAGTAAATACTTTTTATCAATCTTGCACTCTAGTAACGTGCTAATATGCGTTGCAGTGTTTGGGCATTTAATCTCAATTAGGCCATCATCATCAATTAATCCATCCGGGCTAGCCCCTGTCCATTCTATCTCTGGGTGTTTGATAAATCCAACCTCAACAACATCTTTCCCGGTTTGCAGTTCATACATCGCTCTTGCTTGCGGCTCAGTATCAACACCCCATTGCATCGCTGAGGTCATAAAACTCGGCTTGGGCTCATTAGTTAATCGCTCGGCTATTATATCGGCCATGTAATTTATACGGGCTTGTCCATAGCCGCTCTTAGTCTTTGCCATAACATCAGCAATTCGAGAGGCGGTCACTTTACCGCATCGCTCCTGCAACCATTCAGTCGTTCTTTGTTCAATCATTGTCCTATCCCTTTTGCGTTTTTATTTTCCTATTCAATGCTTGCTTTGCCTCCTCAAATCGGGCGGCTGGCAATTGTGCAACACCAAGAACACCAAAAGCCTGATTAAATTTTAGAGGTTCGCTTCCACTCACTTTTATCAATGCGTTTAATTCTTCGCATTGTTCTTTACTTATTAGATTACTTGGTTGTTTGCTGGCAGCGTTGCCGTCATCATCCTCTGCCGCTAATCCAAACGCCGTTTGTAAAGCATACCGCCTAGCATACGTTAAAGCCGAGCCATACCCTTGAGCATTCCCCCGGTCCGCTGGCATAAATAGAGTTCCGGCACTTATCTCCTGCCCAAACCCAATATAAAAGGTTTCTACCTCTACGCCGCCCGTACACTGTCTCAGTGCTTGCCTATACCATACCCCTTCATTAGCTAGCGGTCGTATTGCTTCTATTATATTTGATAGGTCCGCATATTTACTTTTAAAGTGCGGGTTGCGGCTGTTTTTCTTTACGCCGCCAACCATAGGCAACACCTTTGCAAGAGCACTAATCAACTCTGACTTTTCCTCACTCATATCAATTCCCTTCTATTGCTTTCATAAGCTTAAATATGGTGACCGGGCGCATATCACCCTCACCCCTCTTTGCACGGTGAAAAGAACTTGGGGAAACTCCCGACCTCCTAAATATCTCAGCCATGGCTAACCCAGCCATTGCCGCTCTCATCTCAATTTCCGATGGGCTTAGTGCTTCCATTTTATGTCCTATCAAATCATGCGATATTGTTAAGTTGCACACATTTTTCTTTAAAACAAGTAATGATTTGCAATTTATCATTTGTTTTTGTAATGCTACACAATCGACAGCGAATCCGCGCTAAGGCGCGTTCTCTGGGGGCTAGGTCCTTTCCTCCATTCCCTTAGCCTAGCCCCCTACTTGGAGTCTTGCTTATGGCAACACAAGTTAAGCTAAACATCATGGACATAAACCTAAATGGGCAGCCGCTAGCCATTCGTGAGAAAAGCTTAGGGGAGCTTATTGATTCGGCAGCGCAAGCTAGCCACCGGGCTTACTCAATGTCATGCCCTGATGATGAATATCATTTAAGAGATAGTGAGGCTCTGCAAGCTGGGGACGAGGTGGTAAAATATATTAAAGAGTACCACAATTTAACCGCCGCCCAACTTAATCACTTGCGTCAAATAATTAACTAATCCCGTCTTTAAACGGTCCAAGCATCAATCTAATCTGAATTATCGTTGTTTCCCTATTGAGAAGCAAAGCCGCCGCCTCACGCATCAATCGCCTTTGCTCATCATCCTCAATATTGCTAGCCTTAATAAATAATTTGTCGGTTAAAGCCATAACCTCTTCGGAGGTGTACTGTGTTGGGTGCTTATCCATCTTTACCATCCCATCTCTCGTTTTGGACGTTTCTTGCTTGCCCCATCATACCAATGGCAGCAATCCAAGCAAAAAAGCCGCTGTATTTTTTGAGCCCTTGTAAATCTATGCCCTCGTTTTTGTGCACTTAGAGAGCCGCAAGCTGGGCAAGCTAAATGGTTCCCATCTCCTAGATGCGGATGATTCCTAATATAAGGTTTCATCTTTTTATAGAGCTTTTCTGTAAGTCTGGTATCTTGCTTACAATAACGCTCCATAAGCTTTTCAGCTTTCTCGTCACCATCCAACACCCGGGACCACAACTCATGCCCGTCGTGCTTTAACTTGGAGCCTAGCCCTAACAAATAACACACATGGTCTAGTTTATTGCTATCAAACCTAAATTGATTGCGGACCGTCTTATAGAGGTCGATTGATACAACGGGCGGCGGTGGGTCCATATCATTTTTAATAAACTCCCCCCTCATAGCCTTATCATCAAATGCCATGTTGTTATATCCGCAAATAGCCTCTGCCTCGCTCCATAGGCTATGGAGTCCCTCAAGCATCCCTTTGTGGCCGTCTTGCCAGTCTGCGAAAAAATATACCTTACTTTTACCCAGCCATTTAGCAGCAACGCAAAGAGTACCGCCCCACTCACGCACTTGATTTAGCCCGATGTTTTGGTCTCTTAATCCCCAAGTCTCCACGACCATTGGCCGTGTTTCTATATCGTAAAATAATATTTTACTCATCGCCAACCCCCCGGCTTGCTACTCCTCTTTTATAGCTGCAAGCCATGCCTCTATTGTCAGCCTGTGTTTCAGGCTACATTGACTATATTTCGCTATCAGTTGGCTCTCCCATATCGCCCTCTCTGGGTCTAAAAACGGAGTCGGTAATTTTTCCAGTGCCTCGCAATTGCTCTTTAGATTCACCGGAGGCGGTGGCATTACTACTGTCGATTGCGCCCGTGAGCATGCGGATAACAGAATCAGGAGGCTCACAAGAACTAGGAGGAGCGGGAACGTCCCGGTAAACAGTGCGGATATTCGCTCTCCTGTTGGTTGCCAGTGCATTGGCTTGATTTCGGGCTTCCTCAAAATCTCGTCCCTTTTCATCAATCTCATCTTGCATTCGCTCCCGTTCTTCTTGTGCCGCCTCTAACGCTTTCGCATAGGCCGCATCGCATTGCCAACCCCTAACGGTATAACCGCCTATAGCACTAGCTACAACGGCAGCCGCTCCAATGTAAAGGGTGATAGGATTACCAAAAGGCAGCATCACTTCTCCTTAGAGTTCCAGAGGTCAAATAAAGCCTTAATTTTTTCCTCTGCCACGCCAATACGGACTTCCATCTTTGCCAAAACCACGACTAAAGTGATAAACGCAAGAGCGACTGGAAATAAACTCCCTATTAAATCAGCAAATTCATCCATCGCTCTTAGGCTCGGTTTTAGCTTTCAAGCCTATTGCACCTCCGCCACCCGCTAACAGTGCCGCAGCGCCCGTTCCCCAGTTTACTGGCTCAAACGGTTGACCTTGCATAATCGCGTAGACCGACGCACCGCAGAAAAAAAGGCAAGTTATAGCCCAAAGGCAACGGCCCAAATCAATCGTTTCGTTGTCCTTACCTGTGAAAGCTTTTTTGATAGCGTCCATAATTAGTACTCCTAAATTCGTAACTCGAAATGAGGACCGTCAATAAATGGCCGCCGACCTTGGGAACGTCTGAGGTCGATGTAACTATTCATCGCTTCCTCCATTGTGCCGTTCCATTCGGTTATATCGTTAATGTGCCAAGCCGCCCCCCAGCGTATAGGTGCATCGTATTCTTTAGCCGCTTGCTTCATAGCGTCGGCGATGTCATCATATAATGCTAAATCCCAACATATTTCACCGTCAATGTAAGCGACTAAATCAACTGCGTGACCATAGCCGTCATCTTGCGGTAAATGATAACTTTTCATGGTCCGGCTTCTACCCTGCTCAATCATCTGCCTTTGCCGGGATAAACTACGCAAACCTTCGGTCACTCCAAAGTCGACTCTCGTAAGCGTAATGGCTCGCTCTACAGTGTTTTTCATTAGGGGATGCACCCCATTCAGCCGACCCTTTGACCTAGTACTTAATTTAAACGCCATAACCTATTCCAACCACGTTAATATTACGTTCCAAAGAGAAGCACCGCCAGCCGCAGCCGCTAATGCTACCCCGATTAATATGCCGCTTCCTTTGCTTTTGAGGTGCGCCAATTCTGCAACGTCCTTAGCGTGGGCTTCGCATAACGCATCCACCCGCTCCTCAACCCGTTCTAGGATTGCTTCTATTTTGGCAAGGCGCTCCCCATCAGTCATGACATTACCAAGGGACCCCAGTTTTAACAGTTGGAGTCTTTGATTCGGTTATTTGTTGTCCGATGCTTGCCTCTATTGATGCCACTTTCTCATCGCCTAAAGCCGCCTTTGTCCAAGCAATCGCATCTGCTTCGGTAATATCGGCATAGGCCGTAAAGCTATCTGGGTCTGGGTCACCAAATGCTGCCGTTCCATAAGCGTCGCCTATATATTCGACCCCCTCAACTGTCTCAGTATCTCTTGCTCTCCAGTGGGCGCAAAATACAACGTCACTCAGTCCATCCTTGCTAGGATGTCTGTCTAGCTGCGATATAGTCCATGTAACCGCCATTTTAGTTTCCTTCCAGCTCTGCAACACGTTTTCTTAAGGATTGAACTTCTTTTACCAACATTGGCACCAACTTGCTATAGTCCACTGCCATCATCTCGTCGCCTTCAGGCTCTCCAGTAACCGCTTCGGGTGCGACTTCCACTAGCTCTTGAGCAACCATACCATAGCGTTGCTCGCTATCGTCTATGTTCCACTTAAAGCTGCGAACTTGTATGCCGTCGATTAGGTCAGATGCCTCTGGAGCATCTACAATGTCGTGCTTTAATCTCGCATCGGATGAGGTATTGTAAGAGGTGCTGCTTGCCGCAATACTAACGCTTCCTACTGTTACGTTGTCATTACGATATTGGACAATGTCCCCTTCAGTCCCCTTACGATTTAACACATGGCAAATATTGCCGTTTCGGGTAGTATATAAATATCCCGCATCACCTAAAACGTGTCCATCATCTGTAGTATTGTCGGCTGTTTTACCTATAACAAGACCACCACCGCTTAATATTCTCATGCGTTCAATATCACCCGCATCAAAACGCATATCATCGGCAATCGCACCAATCATAACGGCAGTGGCACTGCTGGTAGAGTCATCTTTTAAGGCTATATATGCACCGCTATCTGAGCTTTCGAATTGTGCCACGACATCGATTGTGCCTGAGTTTACCGATAAAGTTCTATTAGGACTCGAGACTCCGATGCCTATCAGTCCAGTTTCGGTTATCCTCAAACGCTCTGCCCTGTTCGAGCCTGTGGTGGTCGCCGTAGTAAATGTCAGACCATAAGCTGCCCCAGTTCCAGAGGTTGACACAGCATTGATTGCCGCGCCTATGCCGTCTGAATATGTGCCAGTAAACGAGCCATCATTGGTAATAAAGTTTAACTCGCCTATTTTATCGCCTGTGGTTTTACCGCCAGAGTCACTTATGGATAGAGCCGTAATTCCAGCTGTTATTGTAGCGGGTGAGTCAGTTCCGATGCCCAGCCCCGTCGAGTCAAGACGCATACGCTCAGTTGTATTGGTGTAAAATAAAATAGGGTCATCCGACCTATTTAATATGGCTGTCCCAGTAGAGTTTGTTCCAAAGTCTGAGATAACGCCTGTCGTTGTATTTTCTGCTCTTACATAAGTTGTCCCAGCATTAGCAGCGTGAATTTTTTGTGCTGGGGATGTCGTATTTACACCCAAATTCGACGCAAAGTATCCCTGCCCATCTTTACGCACTGTAAATTGGTCAGTGCTGCCAACCTGTAAGGCAATCAACTCTGAATCCGACGCTGAGGACGTGTCGGTAACATTCATCTTGATTGCAACCTGAGTTGTGCCCCCTGTAAAAGTATCTGTTAGATTATTAATTACCGCCATGTTTCACCTATGGTTGCTTAACTGTAAAGTTTGCGCCAGCCCAAGAAAGAGTGCCGGAACCACTTTGCCTCTTAGCTCTTAGTCTTACATAAAAATCTGTGTTATTGCTACCCGTTGCAACAGTGGTTGCCGCAATAGATACAAAGCCCGGCGACTCAATTCCACTTGCTGCCGTTCCCGTGCTTACCGTTCCAACATCAGTAAATGAGACATTATCGGTTGAATACTGGGCTAGTATTTGAGCCGTTCCCGTCCCAGTATAAGCCGCGCTCGCACTAAATCGTAAATCACCGCTTGAGTCTGACCTAACTATGCTATCAGCATCAGTAACCGTAATGTAACTTGTGGTGCTAATGTTTGTCCAACTTTGGTCAGTAAAGCTTGTTGAGCCACTTTCTCCTCCACTTATCGGGGCGGCTAGTGTTCTAGTAATGTGCACCGTGCGGTTGTAGGTTATGCCGCCAACAATAATAGGAACGGTAATATTACCGGAAGCATCAGCGGCAGAAATACTAACTGTGACAACTCCACTAGATACTGAAGCACTAGCGGTTATCCCACCTGTTGAAGTGACTGAGCCCAAAGTAACTCCAGAGGTTTGAGCCACACCTCCAATAAATGTTGTTATGTCTGTTGTGACTGGAAGGGCTGTTGTTGTTGTGCCTTCTGAGTCCGCTTGTATTTCTACCGGGGGAACTTCAGTGAATGTAACAACGGTGTTAGCAACGGCAAGGTCACCTTGTGTTATGCTGTTATTAAGAGGCTCATATACAGTGCCTAAGCTTGGTACAACCGGGGCAGTGTCCTCTCTATCCCAGCTATAAATCACCGGGTCCTCTTCAAGCAGTATTAATGGCACTTGCCCATCAACTCTTACTTCCTTGCTTATGACTCGGAAGTATTTGTTGTTAAAACCTAGAGGTGTAAAACTTAGGGTTACAAAGTCGCCCACCTCACAACCCAAAGCCTTAGCACTGAAGGTAGCTTGGAATTGTGCTCTGAATTGCTGCCTCTGCAACGCCTGTTTTGCTATTCGTTGTGCTCGCCGTCCATCCTCAATAAATGGCAAGTCAAAGCTCATAACGCGCTCAATATCGTCTAAACTGTCTATGCTTTGTTGGTTATATTCTGCCTGTTGGTAAAGTGCTTGGTCCGATGGGTCGGTATATCTGCCTCTAATTACATTTTTATTTTCGCTTATACCCCCTCCGGTTTGGTCAAAGTTAAACTCTGACAACACATCATCATCAACAAATTGCAACACGGGCACGGTCAAATCATTCTTGAAAAGGTGAAGGGTTAGCTTGCCGCCCTCATCTCTCAAGGTGCCATTCATGCTTGTTAGGAATGTCTCAATAACTCCCATTCGGTCATCAGAGTCGCCAAAGGTTCCCGCTGACCTATATTTTTTCTGTGTTGAGCCATCCTCTAATGTCACAGATTCGTCCGCAATATTGGCAGCAGTAATAAAACTCTCGAGGTCAAGTCTAGCGGGAGGAACGCCGCAACCAATGCTCAATTTATTGTTAATCTTCCATCCAAGTAGGAAAAACAACAATTGCAGCACCGGGTTATTTTTGTCATCCGCATCATTGTAACTACCCCAAGTTGTTTGGTCATCTGCACGGTGCGAGCCACTACCTCCTGATACTGTGGAGTCGAGTCTTGGGTCGTAAAGTTTAGCCCCTTTGCCTCTGATGGTTATACGGCTAGGTAATCCTTGAACTAAAGGTGATTGAGTCTTTTTGGTGTATCCATCCCGTTTAATTTGAATGTGTATATAAGCACAACCAAACAACAGGTCATCGCTACCCCACCCAGTGCCTACACTTACATAATTACTCTCGTTCCCCTCTAAAACAACATCAACCGCTGTAATATAGGAATCACTTCCCTCCTTGTAAGTTGAGGTGACTCCGCTGGTCGAATCCCATGCTTTCTTGTCCTCAAAATAAATCTCATCAACGCTTTCAATTGTGTGGGCAGCCAATGAGAGAATATAGCTAATTGTCGATTGATTCTCGCCGCTCCCTTCATGGTAGCGTAAGTCAATTGGCAATGCAGTTTCTCCAACTACACCTTTACGAGATGCGTTAGGGTCTAGCCGTGCATTCAGTCTGCTTAACTGACTCCTTGGTATTTTTGGCATAGGTATTAATGCACTTGTGGTTAATGCTAACCCAGTTGCGACAAAAAAGCCTTTAGTAAGTATTCCAAGCTTTAATAAACCCGTGCCTAAAGCTGTTGCTAATCCACCCGTTGCAAAAGTAGCAAGGGCAAGGAATCCAACACCTATAATTCCTTTTACAACCTTACCCACGACCAACTCCCCAAGCTTTGTCCCATTCTTTGCGGTTTATCTTTTCTAATCCCTCCTCACCTACAAAATAAGCAAAGCCACCATCTACAACACCTATTGCATCTCCCATCAATGCAATATCTCCCCTTTGGGCAAACCCAATAGGTATTTCGTCAAATTTAGTATCTAAAATGTCTTCAAGGGTTTTATCACCCAAAGCTCGAGCCGCTCCTAGAGCCGTGTTATAGGACCCTCGGAACTCTGGCATTTTATCCTCTCCGGTAATTGCCTCCACTGCCCCCGCTGTGAATGTGCAACAATCATGCGAGCCCCATGCAAAAGGTGTTGCTTGGTTGCTTCTAAGATAGTCAGCAAGTAACATTTCCCAGTTGCTATTTCTCGTCATAGTAGCTGCCGCCTTGTGGTATCTGTATCTGTTCCGGCACCACCACCGCCTCCTCCTGCACCGGATATAACACCACCCGCAATTCCATTTGCTGCGCCAAGTGTTGCCGCCGCGCTGTTATCTCGTGAGTCAAACTCACTTTGCATTTGGTAAGTTTTGTTTGATGCCCCAGTTAGAGAGACAATATAGTTTTCAATTGTCATAGATATTTGCTGAGACCGAGCATCGCCTGACACTTTCACATCATCCATAAAGCCCGTGTAATAGGCCACATATTCAGTGCCAATTTGTGCCTCATCAGCATCTACTAGATAAAACCAAAGCCGGGCGGTGCGTCCTTGCCAACGTGCATTCTGTCCTAGGTTTTGTAAAAGGGCGGTTGACCTAATAGTTATTGTCTCACCATCATCTTGAGTAATGACTGACCCTGAAGTATCCTCAATAGCCTCAACTGCAACAAGTATTCCATTTAGAGTTACAGTAACAGAATTGGACCCCGACTCATTGTGTGTTACGGGTGACAATTCCACTAAATCTTGATTTATGCTAAAATAAGAGCCGTCTAGCTCGCTATCGCCAGAGCCGCTTATTGTCTTATCATAAATGCCCGTTGTCGCTCGCAGCTCATCCCCTGCAATGTCAGCATACAATAAAAGCCTCCATTGAAGTTCATTAGCCTCAAGTGCCGCTTGTGTTGCTGCCGCAACCATTAGAAAGCCTCACGGGCTGTTAATGAGAGAGAGTAAACGTCACCTATACCCACGCTCAAAGTCGGTTCCTCTATTAAATACATTAAGGCAAAAGGGTTTTTAAATTCAATCGCCGCATTGTCAGCCGGGGCACTACGCACTGGGGGCTCAATGCTTAAGGTAGCATTCCCTGAGCCGTCGGCTGTAACGTCTGCCGTCAACTGTAATAGCTGGTTGTTTATCGTTACATATTGCCCCGCTGTTAAAGTAGTCGCCGACGCTGGCCATGCATCACAAACAATGCTCCGCCCCGTTTGGTTGGCACCATTCACTAACGGGCTAGCAGAGGCAGAGGATTGAGCCGTGGGGTCTACTGGTAGTTGGAATGTATTAACTTGACCCCTCATTTGAGCAATAAAAGAACGCCAAGGGCTAATATTAGAAGCCCCTACAATCGGAGGATACTCAACGGTGCATTCCCACCAACCACGATTTGAGCCTAAGACTTGCCGAGCCCCGGTGTAAGGGCTTACGTTTGTTTGACTTGGATAAACTAATTTCCATGTCATTGATGCTGGGTTTGGTGTTGTTGGTAGAGTAATTGTCGCCATTAGATAGCCCCCGCCAATCTAGGTCTCTTTAAGGTGTTGATGGTGCTAGCTTCTGCCGCCGCAATAATAGATGGGGCAGCCTCTAAAATACCTTTTTGCACTTGCTGCTTTACTGCCGCTGGGTCAGTTGAGCCTCTAGCATCAACGTTTATGACCATTCCGGCAGCTCCCCCACCAATGCCACCCTTGCCACTCATCATACTAGCCGACATTATGCCGCCGCTACCCATTTTGCCGCCCATAATGCTTCCTCCAGCACCGCCGCCGCCAACTAAGCCTCCACTCTTTGCGGCTCCTGCCACTTTTCCGGGACCACTTAAGGCACTCTGAAAGGCTCCGCTAACAAAGCCGACGATTTGCTGAACAACGAACAAGCGGAATAACTCATCAATTACTGTTCCTATAATTGACTTGATTGCATCACCAAATGATTGCGCCCCAGTAATAAGCCCTTTGAATATGCCGGAAATAGTTGTGCCGATTGCTATAAATGACTGCTCAAGGTTTTTCGCTTCCTCTCTAGCTTCTGCCCCTCTACTCTTTAATGCCTCAATTTGTTTTGCCCTAATCATATCGTTCATTTCAACTAAGGCGGTGAATCGTTCAGCCATCAAGTCTCGTTCTTTTTTAGCCGCACTATCAGCCGTTGAAGCATATTCATTTAGAATATCTATTCCCGTTTTATGCTCTTCGTTTAATCTGTCTCGTAATACTAATTGACTCGCGAGCCCTTGAGTATATTGAGCCTCAGTAATAGCTCCGCTCTCGAAGCGACGTTGTAAGTTAGTCACGGCTTCACTGATGCCGTTCAATCCTCTTTGAAGTGCGGTTAATTCTCTTGTTCTTGTTCTTGTAGCTTCAGCCGCTTTTTCTTCGCCCTCCGAAAAAGCGGTTTGAGTATCCAATGCCCTCCTTGCATCTCTAAACATCGCCTCATTAGCCGATTCCACCCCAAATTCGGCAATTAAAGGAGCGAGTTCCGCCAAATCCTTAGCGAGAATCTGTCCACTTTCTGAGGCTCTCATAAGTTGGTCTTGAGCAACTTCCACCTGCCCATTGAGAGCTGCAAATGCTATGGCAGCCTGTATTGTTGGGCCTTTTATTTCAGTCATCCCACCCAGTAATGAGCCCGTCCCGCCTAATTCTAATTGACCGCCAAACCCACGCATTACAGTTTCACGCTGTTTAGCCAACTCTTCAAGTCTCTGCCTAGAAGCTTGAGCCCTAGTTTTAGCTAAAGCCTCGCCAACAATTAGCTCACTTCTAGCCAAAGCAACAAGAGCGGCATCTTGCTCTTTTATTTTTCCTGTGGTCGTGTCCATAACACGCCCTAAAATTCCTTGTGCCGTGCTTGTTGCATCTGTCGCAAAAGAAACGCCGCTTAAAGCATCTACCGCTTCATTTAAAGCATTTTGAGCCCCAAATATACTAGGCACCAACTTTTGACCAAACATAACGGCAAGAGATAAAACAGTGCCGCCTATACCACCTAAGATGCCACCAATTAAGCCAGCCTTGCCGCCCAGCATACTCATAGCAAAACCAAGCTGACCAATCTGCTGACTGAATGCGGTGCTAAACTTTGCCCCGTTTTGCATTTGTGTTGAAAAGTCGTTTATCTGGAATCCGATTTGGTTAAATGCCATCCGATTCCGGTTTGTTGCTTTAGTGTTATCGTTAGAAACACGAGCTTGCCTTTGGGCAGCCCTTCCAACATTATCAAAACCTTTTTGTAGTTTTTGGGTGCTACTAATAGCTTTGTCGAGCTCGGATTGCCCCTTAAACTCAGCCTTTAGCCTAAAAAGAACTTCTGGGGAAACAACTGCCACGACGCTTACCTTTTCTTCACTTCGTCCATTGACTTGTAACGTTCAGCGTCAATTTTACAATATGCTATCCATAAATGATATTCTTCTAGGGTTATATCTAATATTTCATCTAATGTTTTACCCAGCCTATCCGCTAACGTCATAAGGTTTAATAAAAAAGGGTCCTTCTCTAATCGTTTCCCAACTCTTCAGGTGACCCTTCGGTTGATAACATCTCAGCGGCCACACGAGATATAATTTGCACCTCTTCACGCATCAGAGTCGGTTTGTCTCCAACGTTGAAAATCTTATTACCTTCTGAGTCCTGAGCCTTCAAAATTATCAGGTCAATCATGCCCTGTAATGATGGGTCAGCCAAAAAGTTATTATGTCTCCGCTGGATTTGGTCTAATTCCCGAGCAACAAGAGGACCAAAGTAAATAACCTCTGGCTGTCCATCCTCTCCCCACTCGGGAACTGATACTGTACTGCGACGGTCTACACGTTGTTTAATTCTATCTTTTATACTCATCTCAATTCCTAATTAATTAAACGGTTGTAGTTGTAAGCCCTCCAGTTCCTTCAAAACTGATGGTTTGCGTTACCATACCGTCAACGGTGCTGTTTACGCTCTTACCTGTTACTAACCCGGTGCCTGAAAAATAGGTGTCTCCAGAGTCGGCACCTTCAGGGTAAAGCTCAAATGTAAGGGATGAGCCAACGGTTGCGGCAGTTTGTCCAGCGTCGCTCTCGTTAAAGAATACTTCAACACTTCCAGAAAAGCTTTGAAGTGTTACAATTCTTGACCTGAAACTCTGCCCCATGGCAGTTGTCTCAACGGTGTCTGCGGTGTGGTCGATAGTAAAGCTAGTGACCTCGCCTATTGTGTCACTGCCTACTTTTACAGTACCTTCTACTCCGGCGTGTACAGGCATTATTCAGTCTCCAACTCGGTTTCTTCGGTTTCTTCGTTTAACTCAGTTTCAGGTTGTGGCTCTTCCAAGCTATAACCTGCTTTCAGTAAATACGGCACATTTACCTCTGGCGCAAGTGCCGTGTACCCATTTTTATATAACCTCACGGTTTTCATTTTGCAGTCTCCACGTCGCTGATTGTTGTTCTATATACTACCTCATAGGTCAGGGTTATATCACCAATTGCTTTTTCCGCTTCTGGGTTAATATCAACGTTAGTTCCTGTTAAATGGCATCGCTTGGCTAATCCATTAAGGGTAAAGTCTGCAGCAATAGCCTCTTCAATCTCAACGGCTATCGTGTCTAGTGTATCAAACACGGTGGTCGATGAACCACTGACAAAAGCTTGAACTGATACAGACAAAACCCGGTCAAGGTTTACACTGCCCATAGTTTGCAATGCGGAGCTCTCGTCATTTGTATAAACAACTACGGCGGGTAACTTGTCTTGGTCTAAAGCATAACGCCGCATTTTATAGACGTTTGAGCCTGTCGTAGTGAGTCCAGTAACAAGTGTTGCTATTCGGTCTCTTATTTGTTTGCGAACATGAGCCATTAGCTACGCTCCAACATTAAGGTTGAAACGCCCGTGCCGTCATTCATAACTGCCCGTATAATATAGCTGACCGTGTTAATTACTAATGTATCGCCTTCTGCTACATTTGGCACGTCCGCGCTACGACATTCAAACTCTGGCTGGGGTGTTGTTATGTCTAGCATATCGGTTGCACCCTTGCTCAATTGCGGGTTATCAAAAATGCCATTTACTGTAGTTGCCGCCCCTCCATCTGGGGTATAAGTAGCCGCAACGCCGAATTCATCAGCGTCAAAGAATATTGCACGGTCAGCGGCGGCTTCAATCGGCATTATTCGTCCTCAGGTGTTGTAAGCTTCTTTACTGCCCGGTTTGTTTTTTTGGGCTTGGGCTTTGCCTTCTTTATCTCTTTAGCTAGCCCTCGGTCTATTAGCCGTTGAGCTATCGCATCGTCTAAATCGTGCACTTGACCGGGCATGAGGTTAGCACCCGTGCCGATAAATGATTTAGTCAAAATCTCTACTTTCATAAATCACCTCTAAATTAAGAGGTGGAGCCGAAGCCCCACCCCTCAATAAATGCTAGTTAAGCAATGCTCACCTCGTCGGTGATGCCGAAGCTAACTGCGTGACGTACACCTACGTCTAGCTCCGCATGAAGAACCATGCGAACCGTTCCAGCTTTAGAGCCGGAATATGGGTCAACCAAGATTGACGGTGCACCAAACTGGGCAATTATCAATTGTGAGAAGTCACCAAAGATAAGTGCTGATGCGTCGTTGCCGCCGTCACCGGGGTCAAGAGTTGTTGGTACGTTGCTAGTGAACGCTGCTGGGTAACCGTAGAGGTTATTCCAAGGGTCGTTCAAGAGCATCACGGAGTCAGTTGATGACACGCGAACCGTGCTTGCCAGCTTTGACTTCACGGCTGGGTGTGACAAGAAGCCAGCGGCTCCAGCGTTCACAATGCCGTTGTCCTCTTCAACCAATTTAACAAGGTTGATGATGTCTGACCAAGTTAGTGAGTCAACGTCGGTTCCTGATGAGATGTCGAGGTTGTTAACGCCCGAAGTGTTCAGGATTCCGGTTGGTTGACCACTTGAGCCTGAGCCTTGGATTGCGTAAAACTCAGTCCGGTCAGCCGCAGACCTTAGTAGGTCATCGCGGATGATTTGCTCAATTGCTGGTACACTTTCAAGTGCGAGCAAACGGCTCAAGTCAACAAAGCTACCCATTGTACGTGGCTGTAGAGTCAACGCTCCATCAGTTCCAGCACCGTCGCCAACATCGGCCAATTCTTCAACGAAAGCAGCGTTTGCGCCTGTTGCGAGCTTTGGCATTTTAACTCTGTTGGTTAGGCCGCTCATGTATGTTGCACCGAGTCCACCAAGAACTTGATTTGCTCTTAGGGCTTCAATGAACATGTCGCCACGGTGCTCAGTTGGTACGAAGTCATCAAAAACAACTTCTGAGCCTGAGCCGCCTGTTGCCGCTGTTGATAGCGGACCGCGCTGTTGCCATGCGAAGTCTGGAACATAAACGCCCTCTGCAGAACGTCCAACGCTACGAGCGATTTCGTCGTTAATTTCACGCTCGAAGCCAGCGTTGCGCCAGTCTCCGCTAATTTGAGCTTGCACCATACGACCAAGCGAATAGCTGCGCTTCTCTTTTGGTGAAGCGTCAACCACGGCTGGGTTGTTGTCTAGTGCTTTTGTGTCCTCAATCGCGTTGAGGAGCTCGCCTCTGAATTGGTCAATGCTTAGACCTTCGCGAATGGCTTTTTCACCCATATCGCGCTTGTTGTGCTTGGCAGCGATTGCCAAGATTTCGGAGTCGTTCTTGCGTGCAGCCCGGACCGCTTCGGCCTTCGCTGCTTCAAGGTCAACCCCTACTTCTGGGGTATTGTCAGACATGGTTTTTGTCTCCTTACTGTCTGAAGTTTGCAGGGAAGCGGAAACTGACCGCCCAACGCCAACTGAACTTGACTGGTCCGCTGGCACTGAAACAATGCTAATTTCCATAGGCGTAGTTTTGACTCTTACGGTATCGTCTGAGTCTCCATCACGCTTTACTCGGCCATCTATACGATAACCGACTGAAATGTTCTGGCGTATTCCATCCAAAACATCGTTGTAGACTTCAGTAGCCTCGTCACTTTTTCCAAAGCGAACAATAGCGCGGAGTCGACGCGCCTCTACGTCCATCTTAACCTCTTCAACAACCCCGATTTGTCTATTTAAATCGTGGTTTAATAATAATGGTGCACGTCCCGAATTGAGAAATGTTAAATTCATGCTTTCCGGGTCATGGTCTATAACTTCCATTCCAAACTCACGCTCAACGGGCTCTTCACTAGAAACACCCACTTTGACACGGCGCATTTCCTCATCAACTATGCCGCTTTTCGAGTCGTGGTAATATCTTTTCAACATTGAGCCTCGGTCCAGACGCTCCATGTCCTCGCCCTTCATCTCCTCGTCATCGTGACCCATGCGCTCATCATCCGACTCAGTTTCCGGCATAGATTTGCCGTAAGTGATAATGTATGCGTCCTCAGTTTCTTCTATAGACTGAATATGCCGCTCGGTAATTTCTGTCACTTTTCGTTCCTTCGTTGATAAAGGGTGCCCCGATGGTAGCAAATCTGTGTCATGTTTGCCACCCTGAAAGCGTCCATTTCTTAATACAAACAAAAATGAATTTACGCGAGCGTAAGCCCATTGCTCCGGTGATTTGACGTTTGGACGCACTGATTGAGGGTTTGTTTTATAGGCTCCTATGCCACGCTCAAATACTGCCGCCAGTGTTCTCACATTCGTTCTTTTCGAGGCGGTATCTCCGACTTCCTCGTTGTGTTCTTTGACTTTGTTAGTCAGTCCCTCTTGGACTGATGAGCTTAAATCGGAAAAGCCCCGCTCATCATCTTTGCGTCCTTCAAGCTTTTTAATTAGCTCAAGCAGAACGTCTTTCATTCCTTGCTCACCAAGCGTTCCAATTACCCCCCATTTTATTTGTGCAACAACTCCAGCCACGTTAGACTTGTTGGGTTCTTTGCTTCCATCTTTGAATTGTGCCCCATCTTCAAAGTGACGAGCCGCCCAAGCCTCACGCTCTTTTATCCAATCTAAAACGCCTTCGGTTTCCTCTCCCGCTCTTGCTTTTTTCCAAAACTGGTAAGCTTCATTTCCTCGGATATTGCCACCCGTACCCCAAACTTCTTTGTTGTCCTCTTTGATTCCTTCGGCAAAATCAAAATCAAATTGCGGATATTGGCTATTACGTAAGCTAATCTTTTTATCGTCGCCTTTAGTGGGAAAGTCAGTCGCCATCCTCGCCCCCTTCTATTTCGGCTTGCACGGGTGCTTTGTCACCAAATGGCTCAAGAGCAAAGCTAAGATTATAGCGCTCAGCAAGCTCTTTGTCGGCTTGTATTTGTGCAAATACATCTTCAACATCCCGCCCATAGTTTGCTGCAATATCGCTAAGGCTCACAATCCCATGATTAAGGGCGGTGACGTTTGCGTTGATTTCACGTTGTGGGTCAACCCAAGCAAAGCCACGCCCCCGGAAATGCACGTTGTCAGAAAACTTCTCATATTTGCTCACAGGCAAGGGAATATTACCCGCACTCATTGCGGCATTTAGCCAACTTCTAAACACGGGCTCGCAAAAGTGCTCGATAATAAACGATTGCAGGAGTCGGTAATGGTCCCTCTCTTCAATCGTTCCTTGCCTGATTGAAGAATAACTGACTCCGGTTAGGTCATTTGAAAGGCTCGTATAGCTTACGTTTAACCCTGATGCGATGCCACGTAAAACGGCTTTTTCAAAGTCATCAAATGCTGAGGTTGGGTGCGTTGGGTCTATTAGCTTTAGGTCCTGACCTTCAGGCAACTGAAAGACGCTAGCTGGCTCAAAATCTATTATTGGGCGGTCTTGGTCAGTCGTATCATCGCCTACAAAGTCCTCACCTGTTGGACTTGTTAGAACTGCAAATTTACTTGCTGCCGCTCTTGCCGCCACTAACTCAGCCTCACGGTATCCATGCAACATTTTAATTGAGGCAATGGCTGGGGCCATAAATGGCTCGCCCCTCGTTTGATGCGTTCGGGTCGGCATAAACAAGTGAATCATTTGGTCGGCTGGGACTCTTACGTGCCGCCTATTTGTTGGTGTATAGCGGAAAGAGTCGTTGGGATGATTGACTAAAGTGTAATAAGCAACTGGGCGGTGGAACTCGTCCAACTCAACACCCATTCTTATTTCGTTGCCGTTTTCTTCATTACGCCCGTTCTTTTGGTCATCTACAAGGTCACTTTCTAGGAACTGCAGCGTAAAGTTATCTTTGAAGCGACGGTTAGTAATCTTCTTTATGAATACCTCACCATCACGAGCGAGCGTTTCAGCAACAACTCTTTGACAATCCAACCAACTTAGCCGCCCAGTAACATCAACATTACCTAGTCTTGACCATGAGGTAAAAGCATTTTCTACAATCGCATTCCCTGCAACATCTAGTGAACGGTCAGCATTTCGGGCTCTGACTTGCATGGAAAACCCAGCCTCGCCGACAACGTTAGTTTTTATCAGGTTGAGAAAGCGTTTTGCATATTCATTATTACGGGCAAGGTCCCGGCTTCGGTTACGTAATATTGGAAGGGCGGTTTTTAACTCACTATCTGCAGAGAATGATGAAGCTACAAAATCACTAAACAAACGACCAGAATCAGCACCGCCATAGCTCCTGTAAAGGTGCTTTTGTTTTCTATTCTTTTCTTTCTTTGGGTTAGTCCAAAAGTCAAAAATGCCCATTCTTTAAAACCTTCCCAAAAGTGTCGATTTGGTGCGTCGGCCATGCTTGATGCGTTCACGTTTCTTAATTTCGTTTACTTCCCGCCTGTAATAATCCCGCCATTGGAGCAAATCAGTAATACTCATTTTGGACAAAGAGCGTCCTTTAATTGAGTAACTGTCTACATCCGCATCAGCCCGACCCTCAAGAATAGACTCAATCTTGGTGACCATGATTTCGCAGTGTTCTCTAACATCAACGTTGTTGTCATAGTCGGTGGAAACGTCCAATTGTCCACGGTCAATGATTATTCGCTCGTTATCGGAGTCACGCTCAATTTCTAATTGGTAATGATAATGTCCGACGGTGTAATTCGCACTCGTCGCACTTGGTATAGTAAACAAATAATCGTTATCAGAGGCAGTTGCCGTTACGGTAAACTCGGTGTTGGCTCCCGTTGCAATCCGAGCGACAAAACGCATGGTAAACAAGCTGTTGTCATAACTGCTGCTATATTCGGTAATTTTGAATTGGATAAAATCCCCAACAAATACCTCCTCGGGAACTCCTACCGGGGCATTTGCTGCGTCGAAAAGGTTTGCCATTTATTCACCGCCAACTATTAACAAATCCACCCCTTCGCCTATTTCGTGCCTGAGCTTTATTCGCTTGTGCCCCTTCGGCAGAGGATGTTGTATTTATAGCACTGAAATAGTTTGACGCAACCTTGTCTAAGTCCACATTCAATATGCTCAACGCTGCAATTGCGTATATCTGACAATCTAACGCTTCGTTCCTTGTCCTTGTTTTAATCCAACCTCTTTTTGGGTAACCTTTATGATAGCGTATAACTTGCTTTTCTGCCGTCAATTGTTTGAAGTGTTCCTCGTCTAATCTGTCGTGAAAATGACAGTAGCCGGGGCCAAATTCTGTCATCTTAAGTCGAGCATAGAAAAGCTCTTTTGCAGTATCAACACCCACGGGATATAATGGCACTTTCCCAATGTTATTTTTACTAGGACGTCCAACAATCGGTTTTCCCTCGCCTCCGACCCCTTTAATAGCGAATACCCTGTGACCCGCTCTAGTCTTAGCGTAATTGTAAACCGACCGGGTAAAGTGACCGCCGGAGTCAATGCACGTTGACCGTATTATCATGGGTGGACCTATAGGGTGCTCATACGTTTGCAGTAATATCTCATCAACTTGCTTCCAAAGTTTAGGACTTGAAGGGTCACCATAAATTATGTCATGGCTAATTGTCCAACTCTCCTCTCCTGCCCCCCAACCAACAACCGTTATTTCGCACCTATCATCTTGAACGTCAGCCCCAGCCGTAAGCAACACTACTTGTTCCGGTATGCCTTCATAATCCTCGGCCCGACCTGCTATTACGTCATCCTCAACGCCCGTCCCTTGGTCGGTCCAACTCTCACCAAGAAAAGTATTCACGAATGTTTTAAGACGCATTGGGTCCTTCTTTGCGGCTAAAAACTCTTCCACCGCATCCGCTAGCACAACCCAAGGTGAATAAAGGGCGCTCAAATGAAAACCCGCAATCCCGTTAAACGGTTTTTGTGCCTTCCAATGTCCTTTTGAAATAGCTCGGTATCTCATCGCATCATCCCAACATGAGCCGCACTTAGAGCAAATAAAATGAGGGTGTTTTGGGTCAGTCCATTCTACTGAAGCCCATTTTAGCTCTTGATGATGTCCACAATCAGAACAAGGGACCATAAATTTACGCTGGTCTGACTCTTCATAGGCGGTCTCAATACGGCTTGCCCCCGCATTTGTTGGGGTACTGACTTCTATAATTTTGCGGTTCCAAAATGTCGCACTACGCCTTTTGGCAAGTGAGATAGGGTCCCCCTCTTCACCTGCACTAGGTGGGTATCTGTCCACCTCATCACACAGAACAATTCTTATAGGCCTACTAGCCAAGCTAGAGCTAGAGTTTGCGCCAACTATACTTATTGAGCCGCCGGGAAATATCTTGTGCAAAGTGGTATTGTTAGCATCCTTTGCTTTACTGTCTTTTACTTTGCCCCTCAAAGCTGGAGTCGACCGAAGTAAACCGTTTGTAATTCTGTCTTTAGAAAAGGATTGAGCCATGTCCAAAGTAGGTTGCAACATAAGAATCGGGCAACTGTCGTGAGACATGAAAAAGCCGATGGTGTTTAACAATATCTCAGACTTACCTAATTGTGCCGCCGACATAAGAACGACCTCTTTAACGGCTGGGTCACTGCAAGCATTCATAATGCCTCTTTGATATTCTGCCCTTGCTGTAATCCAACGCCCCGGCTCCGCTGAGGTTTGACTATCGAGCCGACGCTCTAAGTCTGCCCACTCTGCAACACTTAATCTTGGAGGAGGCTGTAGTTGCCGCATTGCAACACCAAACCTTTGAAGGGCGGTCTCTCTTATGGATGGGTCTAGTTGGGTCATTTTTTCATTGCCTGTGTTTTACGAGGTCGTCCAACTTTGCGTTTGGGTGCCTCTTTTTCTTCAGGCTCACTATCAACTGAAGCCGCCGTTTTAGTTGGGTCAACTTTTGGTTGATAATTAGCCATTTCAGTTAGTGCTTCTCGTATTTGTTGTTCCAAATGCTCTTTCACAACGGCAACGTCACTTTCATTAGCCACAACTGGGGCAAGTTTCGTTGGAATAGACAAAAACTTTGCTTTTACCGCCTGAAGCACTGTTTCCCATGCTGTAACAACGTCATCTGTCAGGCAAAGGGTGCCTCTAATGCGTTCGAGCTCCAATTCTGATATTTCAGCGTCTGCATTCATCTTGCGAGTACGTGCAACATCGTAACTCGAGCCAATTATGACGCCTCCGGTGGTCGGTTTGCGTGTTTTTTGGGTCTCTTTTGCCATCATCTGAGCCTTTTATTATTTCAAATCAATCTCTTATAATATTATTTCTTAAACGTGTTCAAATGGTTTCAATAATTACAAACTCTGAAAAAACGCCGCGACTCGCATTACCAGATCGGAAGAGCACACGTCTGAACTCCAGTCACATTGAGGAATCTCGTTTGACGTCGTCGGGTTGAA